ATAAACCTTTCATAGAATAATTTACTTATCTGTATACTATAATCTAGTTTTCTGACTCTGTTGTCTTCGGTTCCTTTGTTGTTTTTGAGGACGATGATGTCTCTGATTTCTTGGTGCCAGATAGGAAAGTGGACAGTTGCTGATCCACCCCTGATGCCATTTTGAGTACAACATCTAACAGTTGACTCAAACTTTTTGAGGAAGGGGACCACACCTGTGTGTTGTACTTCTCCTCCTCTGATTTTAGAGTTGATTCCTCTGATCCTACCCGAATTAAGACCGATACCAGCCCTCTGTGCGACATATTTGCCAATAGCCATATCAGAACTAAAGATACTATCGAGGGAGTCATCAATATCAACCAGAACACAGCTAGCAAATTGACGAATAGGGGTCCGTACTCCCGCCATGATCGGGGTAGGGATGTTGATTTTGTGTCTGCTGATTGCGTCATAATATTTCCTTATGTAATCTAAACGTGTTGTGAGTGGGTATTCTGTGAACAGCGTTGCTGCTATCATCATATACATGTACTGTGGAGTCTCAAAGATTTCCCCAGTACTACGATCTTGTACCAGATATTTATCTACAACTTGCCGTAAACCAGCATATGTAAACAAATAGTCACGATCATGATCTATCCAACTATCTATCTTCTGCCATTCCTCTTCGGAGTACTTATCTAATATTTCTTCATCATAAACTTCATTAACTGTAACATTATAGGCAGCAACATCAAATATAGATGGCATACCATCCTTCCATACATTCTTATTAAATGTTTCTTTACGAACACCAAACAACAGAAGACGTGCTGCTACAAATTGATAGTTAGGATTATCTAATGAAATTAAATCATTCGCAGATCTGATAAGAATCTCTTGGATATCATGTGTAGTAATACCATCAAAGAACTGCAAACCAGATTGAATTTCCACCTGCGAAGCAGATACTCCCGCCAATCCTTCACAAGCATCTTCAACCATCCTATGAATCTTATCTAAATTCAGTGCCGTAACAGATGCATCTCGCTTAACAACATTAATGCCGTTCGTCATATCTTTTTCCAGGTGTTTAATTTTACTTGTGCTTCCAGTCCAGAATACGTATTCGATTCTACCACAGATTGAACATCATGTCCAGCAAGGACCATATCATTTATGTCCTTTTGCTGTATATTAGACGGCCAAATGACTACTTGATTACCTTGCTTGGCGGCAATAGTAGTCTTGATACGTTTGATGATTTCGGGATTTCTTGGTTCGTTATCATATACCCAAACAGGGCTGCTAATCCCGATACCATCAACATGAATATCAGCTCCGCACATAGCAATCGAGTTGCGAATGAACGTGCTGTCAAATGGTCCTTCGACGATGTATACTGATTGTAGTCTGTTGATTGTTTCAAGTCCATATACTTTCGGGTGGTCATCATCTAACATTACAGTGATGTATCTTAAATTTGTATTGGGAGACAAGGATCTACCCTGAAACCCAAACAAATCATTATCTACCGTATACATTGGTAGTATTATACGTGGATTATCTCCTCGCATATCCTGAAAGGTATGCTTTAAAGTATTAGTCCACTCCTTAAACTTCTCGCAATAATAAAAGCGAGATAGATCATTTATTTTTCTGTTTTCTAAATATAATCTCGCTGGATGTGTTGTATTTAGTTCAGAAATTTTTGGTAAATCTATCTTCTTTTTTGTTTTAAAGACAGGTTTTTTAAAATCAAACTTAGGCGAAGGTGTCTGACTATTTTTACCAGTAAGTCCCTCCCTATATCTCTCCATAATATACTGATCATGGAGTAAAATATCCTGGTCCTTCAGAAAATTTGTAAATGTTCTACCAACACCACAATTGTGACATTTGTATACATAATCATTTTTCATCCGGAAGATATACCCCCGACACTTATTCTTCTTCCTCTGTGAATCACCACAGTAAGGACACCTAAAATTATACAACCCTTCCTTCTTACGACTAAACAATGTCAGTCGCCCAGATACAAGAGTTATATATTTTACGTCAATAAAACTCATTCACTCAGTTCTTATGACGCCAGTATAACAGACTATTTACCTGATGTCAAGGATGCTATCGAAGCATCTGGAAAAGAAATGTTCTGCATCACTTTTTGTCCCGGTACGCTAACGAGGAAAGATATAACAGCAAGAGCACCAAAAATAGACCACATCTTCTTTTCAATGAGGCGAAGACGTTCATCGACTTTTCTGATGTCACGTTCACAACCTTCCTTGATTTCTGCATGAGACTTGTCCATCTTTGCAGTTAAATTATCGATCTTCTCAAATAAAATACCGTCAATAGTATCTTGATGAGTTATTTTTTCGTCATGGACAGCAAGAAGTTTGCCCATGGTAATAGAGTTGGTGGAAAGGTTCTCAACAATTCGTTCTAAACGTTCTAGAATAGCCGCTGTTGCCTTCTGTTCAGGCTCACTCATCTAATCATCCAACATTACGAACTGCAAAATCAAGAGCACTCTGATATGTAGAGGCATCTTTATTAAGCAACGCTTGGAACTGTTGCTTATGAGTATCATCTAATTGAGCATAACATGCAGAAATTCTTTTGGCAGAAAAGTTATCAAGGTTCTGTTTGTTTCCATCACTAAATGTAATCTGTGCAAATGATGACTCACCACTTGGATTGAGTTCACTTGTCGCAACATCCATTGCAACTTTAATAACATCATTATGTGTAGCAGTTATTTCTGTCATAACTTCACCTTCAGTTGGTTCATAAGAATTATTTTGTGAGGATGCTTTCTTTGTTTGATCAGATGCTTTCTTCTTAAAATCTGACATCCTTGCTTTCATCAATACATCCATCTCTTTAGTTTTATCCTGCATACTTTTCTTTGCTTCATCCCGTTTCTTCTGAAGACCTTTCTGCCTCTTAAGTTTCTTCATCTGCCCAATTTGCTTTTGAGCACGTTCAGTTTCAGAAGGAGCTCCTTCAGAAATAATAGGTTCGATAGATTCTATATCAACCCTTGCAGTGTATCCAGCAGGTATAGTTTCTTCTTTTTTCATTTTCCTTTTAGTAATACGAGAGAGCATTGTTTTTGCACCTGTGGTGCGACCGTCTACCTTATCCTTATCCTTCTTCTTATACTTACGATGAGCTTTTGTATTAACAAAAACAAAAGCAGGTGGCATAGACAAGCCAGATCCATCCCCAGCCATCATTTCATTCATATTAGGTTCAGTTGTTGAAGACATTCTGGATCAATTTCCTTATTAAGGGTTGAGGGTAAACGATTCAAAACCAACATAAATGCTTTTAATGCTGGCCAATGTGTTGCCTCTATTTTATAAAATAATAGAGGAGTTGCAGCATCACCAAACACATTATACATTACAATGATATGATTAAGAATTAAATGAGTTTTCAATTCACTATGTGTTTCATAACGACGAAATAATCTTTTGATATATTTAATCTTATTTAGATCTTTTTCAAAATCTTCATAAGTAACCGAATTTGGATTATCATAATTTTTAATAGCAAACATGATCCAATTACTTGGTGTCAATTCATCAAATTTCATTTATTTTATGCGTTGCTGTCTGTAGTTAGAGTAACAACAGTAGAGATCACTTCAACACCACCAATGGAGTTGTTGACTTTAACTCTATACTGGTTTCCATTTTCAGTTGCTGTAAGTCCAGTAAGTGCAAGTGTCTGGTTAGTAGCACCTGAAACATCACTGAAGTTAGTACCACTGTTTGTACTGATCTGCCATTGATAGGTGATAGAAGCACCAGCACCAGTAGAAGATGCAGTAACACTGAATGTGTTAGCAGCAGTTGCAGCAGTAACTGTTAAGACAACAGCAACACCGCCACCTCCACCAAGTGAAGCATCAGCAATTGTAATGGTCTCATCATCAACGTAACCTGTACCACCAGATACTAATGTAACTGTTGGTGTACCATCAGCAGCAACAACAACTGTAAAGTCTGCTCCAGCACCAGATGCTGAACCAGCAGCGTCAGTTACTGTGTATGTTCCAGCAGTTCTGGATCCATCAGCAGCACCATTACTGGTGAATGTACCAACTGCTCCAGCAGGGAAGTATACTGTAGCGTCAGTAGGTTGAGAGGAAATTGTAATCAAGGAAGTAACGTCACCAGCCCAAGCATCATCAGTAAAGTCACCACTAATAGCAGATCCATCTTTATAAGATGCAATCAATTCTGACTTATGGCGAGTAGTACCAGAGGCATCTGTGTATGTCCTGTATGCCCACCATCCAGGACTACTAATACCACGTGATTTGTTAGTGGAAAGTTGTGCTTCAGCAAGACTTACAGCAACAATCTGTGTATCCACAGAAGACTGGTGGTCTGTAGCACGTGTCAGAACAAAATCAGACAGTGCTTTTGGTGGTGTACGACGCTTGGCACCCGATAGAGTACCATCAGTCGCTCCAGCATATTTTTGTGCAAGTGTGACAGTAGTACCATCAACTGACTTAACGTAATACGACACGTTAGCAAGGACAATAACATCGCCCCCAGCAATAGCGTCAGCAACATTCCTAGTTACTGCAGCAGAATCATTAGTGACTGCTACATCATTAGCGAACGTTGCACTATCAATGGATCCAAGTATGGGCATGGCTCTCTACTCTTTAATTTCTACCAGTATTTATAATAATACTGAATGCCTATGATTTGCTAAAGGTATGCCTTAGATATATTAGTAGCGAATCCTATGACGGTAACACCAGCAGCCAAAACTGCTGCAGCACCAATGACCCACTTCTCTACTGACTTCAATCTCTCTCGCAAATCCTCTTGCTTCTCCTCAAGACGTTCTATCTTGAGTTGCATCACAGTGATCTTTACTTCCTGTGATGCATCAAGTCCTATATCAGTCACGATACGAAATCGTCTGCTTTCACTTCACGATTACGAATCGCTTTAGCTACTTGATCAAACAACTGATCATCTACATCAGTCTCTGTTGTCTTAACTGCTTTAGCAAGGACTGTTAGACAGATCTCAATCAATCTATCGCCAATCGCTGCGTCATTTGGAATTGAATTAACTGCATCTTTAATAATTTTAGATGCAAAAGGTAAAAGTGCTTTTAACATAGTATGAGCCTCATTCAGTTAGCTCAATTATTTATAGGATTACTTTACTCCCATTATTTTTCCGTGATCATCCTTAATTCTAGGCATCACCTCCACAGTTTTAACTCCCTTCTTTTTAGATTTTTTTGTCTCTGGTAATTTGGGATCTCTATCGTCTAACTCTTCGCGAAGTTGTTTAAAATTTTTCATCAACTACCCCTTTTTGTCATGGCAACGATCTTACTAACCTTTTTGCGACGAGCAACATCACCAACAATAGGGCCTTGAGGATCATAATCCTCCTTAGTCAATTCCCATTTCTCGTGAGTTACTGTATATGTTGACTCAGTTAACTCACTAAGTTCTGCAAGAATAGAATCTAACTTAGATTCTAGTTCTTCTTTCTTGATCAGTTTAATATTACCACAACCGCAGGGTGACTTACCACACTTAGCACAAGTAGACTCTGCAACTGACTTCTCTTTCTTATCAGTCTTCTTCTTTTTCTTTGTAATTTCTTCAACTTCAGCACCATGTGACTGAGGATCCATACCCTCAAATGCTTCAGGAATATATGAACCTTGGAAACAATCACCTCCCATCCATTCAGTATACATTCCAATCAAAGCTGATGAATACTCATCATTATGAGCTACTTTATTAACAGGTCTCTGCTTATCCATGTTTAAAATTGAAGATCTTCTATAATTTATTTATAGTGCGAATATCCTTAACCCACTCACGAAACATCTTTCCATCCTCAGTTATAACGATAGCATAATTGACACCAGTACGATGAACTACACCTTTATCACCAGAACGAGCAGACATAACAAGATCACCCTCAGAAATCAAATCATTTTGGCGATGCTGCTGTCTTAGTGCTTCTAGTCTCAGTTTCTTAAAGTTCTTCATAGTTTAACACCTTGCAGCAGTCCACCAAGATAAGTCATCCATGCTTTCTTTTCTACCTCACTCAACTTTGGTGGGCAACCTTTCTTAAAGAAATCCCAATCACCCTCTTGTGCTGCTATTCTCATCTTAGTACCACTCATAGCAAAAGTTTTTCCTTCTGGGTCTCTTGAACCAGTGGACTCCATCCACATACTCCAAAAATTATAGTAGTGTCCTTTCTTTGGTTTTACTCCATTATGTTCAAGCACAAATTTCATATCAGGTTCATTCATTCTATCAGATCCACACATATAAACGCAATTCCTATAATGATCCATCATAACATGTTCTAAAGCAGCAGGTATGACATTAAATTTAGGAGAACTATAAAAATGATCTGCATGTTTTGGCCATCCTTTTTTCATTATAGCAAGTTTTTTATCAGCTGGTATAGGATTATCCTTTACGGGTTTATTGCTTTGTGAAAGATAGATTCTATAATGTCCAGGATGACCACCTTCTCTAGCAGCATTTGCAATAGCATCAAAACTAGCACCATGACCTGTAGTAGGTGGTTGAAACCTACCAAATGTCACATAACATGTACTGCCAATAGTTAATTTCATTTCTTAAATTTAGAGAAAGCACCGTATAATAAATTGTTCTTAGTAAACTCAAGTTTATTAACCAGCTTAACCATATTCCCATCTTTATGTAGTACATACCCCTCATGGCCTACAACTTTATATCCATCAGGTGTAAGAATAAAAGTCTTAAACGTCTTCTCAAGAGGATTTAACTTGAATATTATTTGTCGTTTCAAATTTTGAACCAACTTATAAAGTTCTATCATTGCTTTAAACTTATCCTTATTATTCTCCACATACTCCATGCTTATCTTAGTTAATTCTACCTTCGCTGCAACACTACTTGGTGTCTTCAATTTACTAATGATCTTATCCATACTCCTACCATAGAACTCAATCATTTGATTCAATGTCACGTCAACACTTTTACTCCTATACCCAGAAGTTTCTGGATTAACCTCATCCTGAAAATACTTCTTAACATATGGAGCAATATGATACTTATCTTCTCCTGATGGGTTACCAGTACCACCACCTTTTGTAACAAGATAATCTAAAAAGTCACCACAAGTCCCACATTGCTTCCCAATCTCAGCAACTGTACTATCAAATTCACTTTCCTCTGCTGGAGTTAACCCAATATCATCCATTGGAGTATCATTATTAATTATCAATACATCCATAGTACTCTTAATATTTCTATCACGACCAAGACCACCCCTAGCACTCATATTTTCTAGATATTGCTTGTGATTTTTTCTATCATCAGTACCTGCATAATGGGTGTGAAAAACTACTCCAACTTTTGCTTTGGCAGCTGCCTTACCTATTGGTTGATCAGCAGGAATTCCATATTCAATTGATTGAGGTGCAAAAGTATGTAATTTATCTCCATGAATAGTTTTATTCTTTTGTATAGTCTTGTCAGTGAATAAAAAATCACCCTGAACAACTCCCTGAATACCAAGTTCACTAAAGTAATCAAGAGCATATCTTAGAGTCTCAACAAGACCTTGTTTCTTACCATAATAATCATCAATATCTTGATAGGTATAGCACAACTCTGGTTTCTTATTGAAAGCAGACTTCTTAGCTACAAAAAACATACCATTTGCAGGGTCTATACCACATACGACTGAAGGAGAACCATCCCACTTCGTCTGCATGTATCCTGATCCACCACACCCAAGCATATGCCTAAGTTCTTGGAAGTCTTCAACTATTTTCATACACCCTTTAACACCGTAGTTGAGCATCTCATCTTCTACGTGTTCTAAATGAGTTAACTTATCAATATTTGCCATCAGCCACTCCCCTTAATCTTATCAAATGGTCCAGACAAATCTGCCTGTGATGTAGCATACCTAAAAACCAAAGTCATAAACTTTTCTGAGTCAGGACTCTTCTTTAATTTTTCTCCCATCTTCAATCCAAGAAATTTAGAGAATATCCACTTATGACCCATTTCTTGAATCCTTCTTAAAGGTACTTCACCTTCAGATTTATCACTATATTTGGGTACACTACTCATACTACCTCTATTATTAACCATGTCATAAATGGCTTGAGGTAAAGCACCTCCTTCATTACCATCATCATCTGTCTTAATAGACTCTTTATATACCTCTGCTACACTCTTATATTTAATATAATCAAAGAATCCTTTACCATCAGTGGACACTTCCTTCATAAATTTATCAAAAACTCCACCACCAATCTTACCATGCTTTGCTTCTGTTCCTTCAAGTACTTCACCCTGCCAAGTTGACCCTTCGGTATCAGTAGAACGGAACTGAATCTCCATATTATTTGTACCCCAGATATAAACATCCAAGGAATCAAACAATCCATCCTTAGTATCAACCTTGGCATAGTCTCTTACTGACTGCTTAAACTTATTACTATCTCTATCATAATTCCACTCAGAAATCGTACCTCCTTTTCCTTTAAATCCTTTCAATGACACACCAATCAAATCACCAGCAAGGATTAACTCAGTCATATAGGAATTAAGACTACCAAAGGATTTCTTTTTAGAAAGTTTTCTTCTAATTTCATTCTCCTTACCAGATGAAACCATATAAATGTCAGCTGGAGACCACTTATTAAGGTTAGCAAATGGTCTTACTTTCCTACCAGTAGTCTCATGTACATGGCTTGAATTTACAGTATAAAATTGCTCTTCAACCTTATCAACAATAGCTTCTCCTCTATAAAACTTATAATTCTTTGTACCTGGTGGATACTTATCACACAATAAATTTGCAGTTGCAATACTAATACCCAACCATTTTGAAGTCTTTTCATTTGTTAGAAAATCATGCACTTCATTTATTGTTGCAGTCGTTTTCACTTGTCTTTGAACTTGTTCCAACAACTTCATACTCATGCACAAGTCAGTTTCTAAAGGTTTATCTGATGCATATCTCAACGCAGCTAACCAACATGCAGCACTCTCTTGCTTCTCTGTTTGACCAGATCCACCACCAGATCCTGATGCACCACCACCAAACTGAGGTGTCTTCTCTAATCCAGTGAATAAAATATCATCACTCGTTGCTTTCTTACCACTACCCCAAGTCACTCTTAAACAACGACCTGTTTTACCCATATATCTTTGCTTAAAAGAAGTTGCATTTGCTCCTTGATTTTGGTTAGGATCATCCATGATCATCTCACCATTCAAGACACGTTCCATGTCTCCCTTTACATCCCTTCCATTAAATCTTACCTTAGCATCCTTTGCTTGTCCTGTTTTCGGATCAAATTCTGGAGAAGCTTTAAGCATCGCTTCTCCATTCTTATTATGAACCTTTAATTTTTTATTAAGCCACATAGCATCAAGAACAACCAACAAATATTGGTCGTTCTGATCATTATATTCTGATAATTTTCTCCAACTTATCGGTTGAGCCATTAGTCCATGCAGGTCTCCACATGTTATTTAGTGGGTACTCGCTCTTTGATTTTCTCTACGAATTCATTAGCAGCATCAATATCCACACCAGCATCTTTATAGTTCATTTTACTACATGATCCCATGTGTCTCTGAATTTCCTGTCCCAATTATCAATATAAACAGGCATGAAAGCATTAAGTGCAAGAGTAAGATCTACAATTTCATTAGTCCTACCATTGTCTACTGCCTCCTGTAGTTGTTCCAGCATAAAATTAAATGTAGTAATCTCAGAAAATGCAACCTCTAGATCACTCATCACCTTCCAATTGTCATTCATTTCAGTCATTTTTAATTCTCCTTAACACATAGGGGAGTGAGCATAATTTTTATGTCACAGTTCTCACCATGAGAGAAGTGCTGCAAGTTTTTCATGTAAAAACGTTTCATAATAAATCATCAATAGTATAAACACTAAAAATTTCTAAATTATTATCAAACAGAAAGAATTTATCATATTCCTTTCTATCAACAAGAGTTACAATACGATTAACTTGATATCCAGCATCACGTAATACACTAACTGCTTTCATTGCAGACCCACCTGTAGTAACAACATCTTCCAATACCGTTACTTTGGATCCTTTAGGTGGCAGTGGACCTTCTATCTGTGACGCTGTTCCATGCCCCTTAGGTTCCTTCCGAACAATCAAAGCATTTAAATCACGCTCATCACACCAAGCAGCGACTGCAACCGCTGCTACTAAGGGATCAGCGCCCAAAGTAAGACCCGCTACTGATACAGAATCCTCTTCAACTTCCTCTAGCATCAACCCACTGGCTAATGCTAAACCTTCACCTGATAATGTGACACTCTTACAATTAACATAATGATTTGTTTTCTTTCCAGATGAAAGAACATACTCACCAGTACGATAAGCATCTCTCTTAAGTAATTCTAGAAGATCTTGTCTGTCATACACCATCAGCGATCCCCCTTTGCTCTTACTTCAGATCTCTCAACAGAGAAAGTACCACCTGGATAACGCTTCTCCAACTTTCTAACATTACCTCTGACAACATCGTCAAGAGATACGTCCAAAGCCATACAAGCTTGTGCCACATACCACATAACGTCACCCAACTCAATAATAAGATGCTCTCTATTGTCGTCATTCCAATGTTTTCCTTGAAACACCATCTTCTTAACGATCTCAAGGAACTCACCAGACTCAGCAGCAAGCCCAACACCAGCAGTGGTAAGACGCTCAATATTGGCACCCTCTCGGTCAAGTTCACCAAGACGGTCAGCAAGAGAGACAAAATCCTTACTACAATCGCTTGTGACAGCATCCACGAAATCATTATACTTATTAAAATCTATAGTCATAATTTATACGTTCCATTCAGCGAATTTAGATAATCTATTTTTAGTGTCTGTGAATTCAGGCATATCTTCAGAATCCTGATCAACATTCATAACAGATGCATCATCTGCAACATCATACAGCTTCATCTTGGATCTGTCAATACCTATCATGAATTTTTTATTTGCAGTTGTGTCGTTATACCTATTCTTAAGTTGCTTGACCATAATACGTCCCTGTTGTTCTAACTCCTCTGTTGATATAAGAGCGAACATAAGGTCAGCAGTAGCAGGAAGACCAAAGGATTCAGATGTATCGGTAAGATCAGGATCGCTATTACCATAACCACTACGAGTAGTCTGAGTAGCACTGACAATCGGTACGTTATGTTCCACAGCAAGTCCACGAAGCTCTTCTGCAATCGCTTTAACATAAGTGTAACTGTTAACAATGGCACCTTTGTACCTAACACTTGCACAAATATTAAGATAATCCACAAAGATAAGATCGGGAGTAAAATCTTTCTTCAACTTTAGATCACTCAGGAGTGACCTGAAATGTCCCGAATGAGCAGATGCTGTAGGGTATTCTTTAATGATGAGTTTACCCTGTGTTTTCCTAGCAATCTCATTTACCTTACTTGTAAAAAGAACCTCAGGTAAATCTACAATATCTTTTATATTAACATTTAATAGGTTTGCATCAATTCGTTCAGCAATTTTCTCCTCTGCCATTTCACATGTAATGTAGAGTACGTTCTTCCCCTGTGTGAGACAGGCACTAGCCATGTGGCACATGAATAGACTTTTCCCGACACCTGTACCAGCAAGAGCGATGTTGAGAGTTTTATTAGGGAGACCACCTTTTGTAATATAGTTAAACTTTTCCAGATCAAAGGGAATTTTTTCCTCCGTCTTGTGGTAGAACTCATATCTTTCTTGTGATTGTTCAATGTAGTCATGTCCGATATGTTCATCAAAGGAGACAGCCAAAGCATCTTGAAGGATACTTGGTATAGCACCCTTATCTAACTTTACGTCTCCTCCATCAGCAATCTTGATAGACTGCATCAGAGCAAGATATATAGCACGATCTTGACACCACTTTTCTGTGGCATCTAAGAGCCATTCAAATTCAACCCAGTCATCCGAAAGATTCCGTACTACCGATACTGTATTTTGGAATGTTTCATCAGTAAGATCGTTACGATTCTGTAAATTAATCGTAAGAACTTCTTTTGTAGGTACTTTATCATACTTAGAAGAAAAGTCATAAATTTCTTCAAAGACAATTTTCTCATGATACTCTTGAAAATATTCTGATTTAAGAAACGGAACTACCTTGCGATAGTACTCCTCATTATAGAGAAGATTTCGCAAAATAGATTCCTCAATACGTTCAGTTGCCATAAGTAAATTCTTGTTGCGCTGCTTCCTCTAATTTTGCCATTACTTCATCCGTGAAGTATTTGCTAGGATCAGCGAGAACAGATTTAGGGTAAACAGAAGTTTTACCGAACTTGATACGGTTTCCCACCCGTTCAAAGACACCGTATTTCTCACCAAGTTCAATGAGTCCATAGTACTTGTCCAATCCACGTTCGTCAAAGTATAATCTTGTAGCAACTTTAGATCCCTCCTTAGATAATCTAGATTTTTTGGCTTCACACTTAATAATATTACCCACTACATCAGTGCCGTCCTTCTCCTTTGATTTGGATAGGTATATTATAGACGATGCAGCGTACTTTAGTCCACTACCACCGCCCATTTCTTTCATTGGCACATAGCTGCCGATCACATCATAAGTATGATTGGTCACGAGCATTGGCACATTCGCTTGCCCCAGTTTCAAGGTCAATACTCTGAAAGCACCTTTGATTAACTGTGATTTAGTCATGTCCCTAACTTGTTTATCGTTAGCAACATCTTCCATCTCCTTAGATGTACTCAGCATACCAAGAGAATCAAGAACAAACATCATTGGTTCTCGTTCTTCCTTTGGTTCCTTCATATACTTGTCAAGTATACGACAAGCTTGTGTTCTAAACTCTTCTATC